AAGGTTGGGAATATAGTATTTACACCATCGATGATGAAGAGACCGGAGAAGAGCGAGAGCCAACAGAACAGGAAATCTTCGAGCACATCACCGAAGACCTCTCAAAAGGCAAGGAAGTGTACGCATGTATGGAGTTATCGTATGATTGGGAAGTACAGGAACGAGCAAAGACGCATCTTACAACCAACTTCTATGTTGGTCAGCAGGTTTTCACCATGCGTGATAACAAGATAGCTGAGATGAAGATTTCTCGCATCACCATTGAGAAGAACGAAGACAAGGAAGTCTGCAAGCTTTTGCTAGGTTGTGATAACGCATACACCAAGGGAAAGTTTGTCTTTGCCACCAAGGAAGAACTTGTAGAGAGTCTGATGAAGGAGTAAGTTTAACCCGAGGGAGAGAAATCTCCCTCACAAACCATTTCGAGTATGACTAATTCAGTTGTTAAAAATCTGTTGGATAAAAAGGATTGGAGCAGAATCATTTTCCGCTTTCCTTCATCAAGCTATACTCTGTTCAATAGCGACAGATACGAGATAGATAGTTTCTGTATCTATATTCACGATACGTCCAGAGAGTACGAGGAAACGAAAGTCTTAGACATAGCAAGTCTGATTTCCATGGATATTAAGAAGAAGAGTTTTGAAGATATTGTAGAGGAGATGTAAGCAATATGACGATAATCATCAAATGTTTCAAGGGAGCCATCCACGTTGACAAGTTCGGACGGAGATACAGGTCACGTACAACGTTCATCATCAAGCAGACCCCATTTGCTGAGAGGTTCTTTCTCCCGAACGGAATGCAAGTAGACAAACATACTTGTCTTGAGAAGATAAATGAGAAGATAAGTAAGAAGATAAAATAGAAGTTGTTGTTGTTTTATATATAGGGCGAATGCGGTATTCAAGCCGCTACAGATGGTTGCAACGTACCATCCGTCCACTAGTATTAATTTTAAAAGAAAGGACTTGATCATGAAGAAGTATGTAGTAGAAATCGTAGAGAAGGTAGTCTACAAGGTGGAATTTTCTGCCGATTCACAGGAATACGCTGAAAGGCGCGTAAGAGAAATGTACGATAGTGGCGCTTTGGAAGGCATAGGCGAGTTGGAAAGTGTTATATTTGATGTAAAAGAGGAGGAGGGCGAGTAAGATGAAGAAACAGAAAGTATTTGTGCTGATTAAGCACGGAGCAGACAACCAAGACTATTCGGGCGTTAATGTTATCGGAGTTTACTCCACCAAGACCGCAGCAAAGGAGCAGATGGCAGAAGAGGAGGATAATATCCTAGACTTCTACAAGGAGGAATATCCCGATAACTATGAAGTGTCTGAAGACAAGGACGAATCATCATGGAGCTGCTCATGCAAGGATAGTATTATGTTTGATGAGTTGTTAATAACAGAAAGTGAAATGGAATCATGATAAAGAAATTTCTATTCAACGAGTTCGGTGTATGCACGAATCCTGATAAGACAGAAATCGGCAGCGGAATCCCCCATATCGAAATATCCACAGCTTATATTAGAGGAAAGTGGACGTATGGTGTGACATACATGCTAGCAGATAGAGGAGGGGCGTTTGGAACCAACCTCAGCAACACGAATTGGTTCAAGACACAGGAAGACGCCATAGAGCATGCTTTGAATTGGGCAAAGCATTGGCTAAATGTACAGATAGAGCAAGAGCGCAACCGGAATAGTTCTGTTTGTAAGAGCGCAGCTAAGATACTGAAGGAGATAGAAAATCTACTCCCGAAGAAGAGATATGTACAACTAGAATTATTTGAGTTTTAAGAATATGAATAAGCAAGAATTTATCTTCGTCTTTCCTCAGTCGGGGGAGACGATAACAAAGAAAATGAATCCTTTGGCGGTGAAGGATGCAGCCGTGAAGTATCTGAAAATGCAGAATGAGGTAAGAGGAGACATCTGCATCATCAAGAACGCCCATGAAGATGTTGTAGCCATGGCCTACGTGAGCGACACGATGAAGGTTTCCTTCTTCACCGAGGATGAAAGTGTGAACGACATCAAACCGATAGGAGTAATCGAGGAAGGAGGGGAGAAATGAGCGAAATCAATTTCAAGGCAATACGAGTAAGAACAGGTGTGTGGGTTGATTGTTCCCCTATTATCAGAAATAGCGAAGTTTTTTCTAACCACAAAGAACTTGGCGTAGTAAACTCATATTTGATTGACACCAACACCCTCTGTCAATTTACAGGTTCACGGGATTGTAACGGATTTCCTATCTATGAGCATGATTTGCTCAGACAATACGAGGATACAGGCAGCATCTATGAAGTAGTTTGGAATCAAGGCAATACTAGTTTTAGTTTGGTCGATACAGAACACCCTGTTCTCTATCCAAATACTTTAGGGAGAATGTTGCGTAACAGGCAACTAAAAGTTGTTGGCAATAAATTCGACAAGAAAGGAGGTGAGAAATGAAATTACGACAGGCGAAGAAGATACTTTGTAGAAAGAAAAACTATTATTGGGTGCCACGAATTTTTGCTTATCATTACGGCTTTTGCAAAGACCACAGATTGGCAAAGGCTATCCGAAGGTATCGTGCTTATCGGAAGAAAGGGGGTAAGCTATGAAAGTAAGATTTGTAAAGAAGATACTTCTCGGACCCGACAAGGGTAAAAATTTGTATTGGCTAAAACGAGTGATTAAAGCTTCTTTTGGTTGGAAAGAAGACCACAGAGTTGTGAAAGCACTTCAAATTTATCATCGCAAGAGAAGAAGAAAGGGGGTAAGCTATGAGTAAACAGGAATGGTTCGTGCTCTTCATCTTCTTATTCACGATACTGATGGCAATATTAGGTTGAGGATATGGAAAGGGCAAGAATCATAATCTACGATGATTGGGCGATACTCGATGAGACAGAGACCTTCTTCAAGGATAAAGCCTATCTTATCGGTATTGCCAAATCTACCCTTCAGCAGACGCCCGATGCGGTAATTGCTGAAGTTTGGGTAAATGACCGGCTGAAAATGAAGTTCCGCATCAATAGCAAGGGCAAGGTTCAGCAATGCAAGGTCAGTCAGCATCCAGGGTGGGGTGGCCGCAGAGAGCGAGCCGGAGCACCAAGCAAGGGTGCAGCTGCCCTCATCTACAGGGTTGTGACGCATGTAAACGAAGATACGTTTGAGTTTTGCGAATCCCTAGGACGCAACAAAGGCGCGTGGATCAGACAGGCTATAGCCGAGAAACGAGAACGTGAAGACAAGGAAAAAGCAGGGCACTAGGCTCTGCTTTTTTCGTTACCATGTTATCATTCGGTCGTATTGTCTATGCCACATATAGGCAAGTTGTTTCTTATATTCTTTTATAATTTTAAAACGTGCCTTTTGTTTCCACTTGGTACGTCTACCTAATATTACATACTCAACATTCTCGGTATAGATGTATGCATGACCAACAGCTGTGTTCTTCTCTTCAGTCTTTGGGTATACACGTCTTTCAATACCATACCTAGCAGCCTTCTTTAGCTTGCGAGGAATGCGAGTCTTAAAGAATCTAAAGAATCTTCTTTTCATACGCTACTCCTTTCTTGTTTTTATTCTAACATTAAGTTCCCAAAACAAAAAGTTTATACTAATTTCATAGAAGACTCTTCGGGGACTCCATACGATTAAAGTCGGTATGAGATAAAAGCTCCAATCGTATTTTGTTATAAGATATTTGAAACTAAAACTTACCTTCTTCATACGCTACTTAAACTTAATTATAAAAAACTCAGTACCAAGCCATTTGTCGGGGCATAAGCCTTTTTTAGGTTTGCCGATGGTGATACTCTCAATCTCTTTTTCGATTCGTGGACTATCCTTGCGGTAGCCGTTGATGAAGAGAACGTGAGTATATTGTTTTAACACAATTCTCTGTGCGTCAATATATTTTTTAAGTAAATCCGTTCGCCCTGCCAAAGCCAAGGCAAGATGTCGCACATCAACAATATTGCTGTTGTTTTGAAATAATCGTGCTACCCAATACGGCTTTATCTCCCGATACTCTTCATCCTTTTTTCCGTCAGCAATCATATCGAACCATTCCTTGCTAACAACAAGGGTCAGAACTTTCTTCTTATCCCAATCAGCGACAGCTTTCTTTAAGTACTTATCCATTACCTTTGTCAACCTTTCCATTCTTCTCGTTCATTTTAGCGATGCGTTCATTGAAAGCATCATAGTCTTGTTTACTAATCTCAATAACGCTCTGGACGATTACTGTTCCACTAACCATATCATCCTTGAATTTCTCTTCCGTACTAGTGATGATGTTCATGAGCGGATAGAACTTAGTATCCTCCTTTTCCCCTTTAACGCTACACGTAACCGAACTGACGCTAATCTTGTCATCCTTGCGCATGAAGGATGCTACTGCATAATAATATCTTTCAACTTCCATAAGCTATAATTTTTTACGAAACAACGGATTAACTCTTTTTCTGAACTCAGCAAGCGTAGTTGGATATTTCGCTTTTGTCTTGTGATAATGCCTGTAGCGGTGTATCTTCCAAAAAGAATTTACGAAGTCCTTACATTTATTGAAGGTGTAGCAACAAGTACAATCCTTACATCTACCTGTCGAATGCGTCCAGCAGTATGCATAAATAAGACGCTCTTTTATAAAACTTCCCATAAGCCTACAACTTTTCTAATTCTTCCTGTAAGTCACTAATATTCTTCTCGATGTTGGCGAAAACTTTCGCTTTCAGTTCCTCGATAACATTATCATCGAGGAGGTCACTAACATCTCGATTTCTCCCACGGCCGCTCCTTTCTTCAAGATTAACTCTTAAATCCACATATTCGCTATTTGCAAACTTTAAAAGTTCTCTTTTATCATCAAGGATTTTCTTCAGCCCAATAGCTTTCGTTAAATCTTCTTCTTTCATACGCTAGAATTTAAAAGACCCCTCCGAAGAGAGGGCAATTGGTTATAATTGTATTTTTTGATTAAGCAAATTGATCGCTCTATTCTTCATTCTACTTTAGCTTGCTAATATCCAAAAATGTACTACTATTACCACTAGTTATAACTTGTGGAATTTCACCATTCCACTTCTCAATCCACATTTTCTGCAAGATTGCCGGAGTAAGCGATGCAGTCTTCAACTCATTCGCCTCTCGCTCAGCCTTTGCTTGCACAAGCATCTTCTCAGCCTCAGCCTTCTTTACTGCTACCTCATTAAGTGCACGCTGAGCCTCCTGAATAGCCTTGTTTTTCTGATTGACCGCCTCAACTATCGAACTTGGATATTTCAAGCCAGAAGTAAGCTGTTCCAAATGGAAATGCTCATTGGCGAGAGCCTTGCTGAGTTGAGCCTCAATCGCTTTCTCCACCAAATCACGATTGCTGACGATTTGGTCGGTTGTGTATTTGTTCAGCTGAATGCGGAAGGCATCTTTCACGTAGTTGAACAAAGTACCATTCACAATGTCCTTCAACTCCTTGCGGTACTTCTTGAAAACCTTTGGCGCATTACCATCCACCATTTTGAGAGAGACCGTAGGATCCACGGTGAACTCCGAGCCATCCTTGGCGTTGATGGTGAATGCCGGATAGTCGATAGTCTGGACATAGGTAGGGTACTCGTACACCTCTTCGGTGAAAGGATTGTACCATACACGACCAGTAACGAGACTTACATCATCTACGCCTTTATCAGAGCCATAGAGGTTTACCAAGATTCCCTCAGAGCCAGCATCCACACGCTCACTACAGGAAGTAGTTGAAAACAACGCTGCACCAAGCAGCATAAACAAACACAATTGATTAATCTTTCTTTTCATTGTCTTTTTTATTTTTGAACGTTAAACAATTTGTCGCGATTGAGAACAATATCCATAGGACAAAGCCTAGTACTCCTACAAGGTTCAAGATGGTGTCTGCCTTGCTAACTGCCCTAAGACTTAGGCTGAGAATCATAAGCGTTGAGAGCAGCCAAGCTACAAACAACATCACTTTCCATTTAATCTTCTTCATAATCATTAATTTTTTAATTATTATTTTTTACTTTAAAACCGCTAGGCTAAGAGCCTTCGGATTCTAGAATCCCCCTTATCGCACACGTATGCGATAGTACACAAAAATTATTTCCGCTGAGGCAATCACCCCCATCATCTGGTCACTTGATAATCTACATCAGTTAACCTAAGCAGCTTTCGGTGTAGTTACCGCCTTGCTCGCCTTCTGCTATCAAATCCTGCGATGTCACCATGCGTCCTCTTGCGACTTGGGTTTAAAGTCAGCGTAGCCGAGTGGAGTTAACCGACAAACTACCATGACTGCCAAAAACTCGGGGAAAATAAAAATCCCCAAGTCGTGTGACGCCGACCTAGGGATTTCGTGATTTATATTGAACCTATTGAATACAGGTTGAATATCGAAGTCTTATATCAATCGCCACATTGACGAGTGCAAAAGTAAGAAAAGTATTTGAAACCGCCAAATTTCAACTTTTGCAAAATATAGTTAAAAAGTAATGAAAAATTTGTGTTATAAAAATGTTATCACTATCTTTGCAACCGAAAGATAAGTGGCTGATATAGACAGTTTTGTGAGAAATTGGTTGTGACCCCAACGGAATCACTTTTTAAGCATAAAAATGCTACATTTAGTAAGAAAAATTTGTTTAAAGCAGCTAATATAAAGTACTGAATATCAGATATTTATGTTAGCTGCTTTTAGTTTTCAAAAGTGTTATGTCATAAATATTGATTTCTTAAACTCGTTTTAAACCAGTTTAAACACATAATGTCCGTAAAACTCTAGTTTAGAGGGATTTAGCCAAATTTGGAAAAATGTTGAACGAAGGTGAGTGTTACAAAAATGATACCAACCTTCAAAATTTATGTTACCAAAATGGCAAAAATTAATTTAAGTATTTTTCACAATCGACAGAAACGTGGAACCTCTCAGAAGGAAGTTTCTATCGAATTGTGCTTTAGTACGAAGGGTACGCGCAAGTATTATTCTACCGGTATCAAGGTGACAACAAATCAATGGTCTGATACCACAAAGAAGATAATCAAGCGCAAGGATGCAGATGAACTCAACAACTTATTGACTGCATACACTTCTAGAGCGCATGAGGTCATTGAGAAGTTGGTGAAAGAAGGAAATTATGATTTGAACGCTGTCATTTCCTTAATGAGCGGAGAAGACGAAGGAACTTCTTTCATTGAGTACTGCGAGAGAAGACGAAATGAGCGTAAGGTGTGCGAGCATACCAAGAAACGCTATGATGTCTTTATCAAATTCCTAAAAACATGGGGAAAGATAAAATCGTTCCAAGACTGCAATGTGTCGAAGGTGCGTGCGATGGATGAGTATCTCCACAGACAGGATAAGGCTCAATGCACAATCTATGACTATCACAAATATCTCAAGTTGTTCATCAATGATGCGATGATAGACGGACTTATTGAGCAGAATCCATACAAGTTTCTGCCATTCCATATTGGCAAGGGAGAAAAGCAGTATGTTGATTGTGTCACGGAAGACCAGTTTGCTGCCATCAAGAAACTGAAACTCTCAACACCTCATATTCTCCATGCAAGAGATTTGTTCCTCTTCCAATGCTACACTGGACTTGCATACTCTGACCTTGCATCGTTCAACTATGCCAACTGCGAAGAGATAGGAGGCAAGATGTTCTACCACGCTAAGAGAACGAAGACAGATACCGATTTCGTTTTCCAACTTCTCAAACCTGCCCTGGAGATACTACAGAAGTATGACTTCAAGCTGCCTAAGATGTCGAATCAAAGGTATAATGATTATTTGAAGGCGATCGGGCAGATGGTTGGAGTTGACAGACTGCATACCCACATGGGTAGAGCGACTGCGGCAACCTTATTCCTGTCAAAGGGAATGCCTATTAACATCGTTGCAAGGGTGCTCGGTCATACAACCTTGCGTCAGACTACTAGATACGCACGTACATTAAATAAGGACGTACAATCTGCTTTCGATGCCCTTGAAGGCAAGATGTAACACAACAAGGGGAGTCTTCTTTGCGAAGGCTCCCCTTTATCGTATCAGCCAACAAGGCTTTTGTCTCTTTCAGCAATCTTCTCGCTGATGATTTGCTTTAACTCCTTAACCACTCCTTCCTGTACTAGCAACTTTACTTTTGTTTCTGCTAGTTCTTTCAGCAGTTTTTCGTCCGTCTGCTTGTCTGCATCGTAAAACATACTGCCTCTGCCACAAAGTAGCCAATCTGCTGATATGTCTACGTATGTAGTCAGTATTCTGTCTATAAACTCCATCGAAGGCTCTTTCGTGCCGTTCAAATAGTTGTTCGTAGCAGCAGGTTTTGCCCCGATAGCGTCAGCAAACCCTCTGTTAGTCAGCCTGTAATGGTCTCTTACCTCGTTGATTCTATCTCTTAATCCTTCCATACTGCTAGTGTTTATAAATGTGTAAATACGTAAATTAACTATAAATAAATGCCTATGTTCTTGGATATTTGCCTACAAACATATATCTTTGCATCCGTAAACGAGAATAAAACTCGTTGTAAACAGATTTATGGTGCAAATATACAAAAAATAATATGAAAAAGGTAGTAAAAATAGAAAAAATTTTGATTGATAAAGATAAAATTCCTAAAATCATGAAAATTTTTGGTTGTTGCAAGAGTACAGTCCACAATGCTCTAGCTTACAGAAGTAATAGCAAACAGGCTCAGGATATTCGTTCCTGTGCCACGAACCGATTCGGAGCAGAGCCTGTAAAGGTGCCACAACTCAGATAAAGTGTGTTAAGTGTGTAATATTTGGCTGTTGAACTTTTAGATTAGTTATTCAGACAATATGCGTTTGTAAAACTGGTTGTGCGTGAGCATAGTTAAACGATTTAAGAAAGTTCTTTTTCTTATTTGCAAAACCTATCTTCAATAGATAGAGTTGGTTACTAATTACAATTCACTCTTGTGCGTGAGCATAGGAGTGAAACATGGGAATCGAGCTAGCTCACTCGGAGTGAGCGGGGAAACCCGAGCAAAGGCGTTCAACTCGCCTCGAATCCCCAAATAGTTTTGGATATTGTTATTATAATATTTCTTGAAATTGTTAGGTGTGGAGCGGTATAGACCCAGTGGCAATATAAGTTGTTTGCGTTGAATTCATGCGCCACGAACCAGAAGGAAATGTTGTGGTCGAGCATTCTACCAGCACCTTTCGTTTTATACCTTATTATATATAGCAGTTTCCGGAACAATCCCATTGTCCGTTTGTGGGCATAAGATCTTTGATATATTGGAAAAGTGTAAAGTCGAATAGTGTTAAGTCATTATAAGGGAATGCGCGATTATTATTTCAATAAGTCCGCATCCCCGAGCATCAGTCTTTATGACTGATAGCTAAAGCGGTGAGCATGGCTCTTAAATTCATGGTAGCGCATGATGCCGTTATCCACCGATGGTGTAATTGGTTAGCACGCCCGAAACTGTTTTGTGTAAATCCTTAATACATTCTTATCAAATCGGGAAGTTGGGTCCGAATCCCTAAGGTGGACTATTATGTATTTTTCTTTGTAAGAAATTATCCGCTTCAGCGGCAGCACTTATTTTACATAAATTTAAAATCATCCTTCCTGTCTGTCCGTGAGGATGGGCAGGTTTTTCTTAAACTTCAAAATCAATGGCTTATGATAGATTTATTCGAACCTACTCTCCACAAGTACCGGAGAAAGGTTCTCGAAATATACAGAGAACTCGAAAGAAACCCTTGGGCACCCTTGGGAATTTTCGAGTCAAAGCTGAGGAAAATAAATATCCTCAACTCTAAGATTAAAAATGTGTCCTCAGACATCGGAAAGCCCGAGGGCGAGTATTCAAACTTCACAAATGATAATTACGTGCAATATGGGTTTAAAAAGGAAAACTCCTCTCAAGAGGACACCTATAAAGAAGAGTCCTTGGGATAAAGCCAAGAAGGAACAGGAAAAGAAGAAGGCGAAGGCTGGACTTAGCAAAAGTAAGCTGAGAGACAAACTCGATGCAGTCTTCTCCAAATATATTCGACTGAAATATTCTGATGATAAAGGTTATTGCCGATGTATCAGTTGCGGCAAGGTTTTCCCTTGGAAGGAAATTCAGAACGGTCATTACATGTCGAGACGTTACATGTCAACCCGATTCAGCGAAGATAACTGCCGGCCGCAATGCGTGGCTTGCAATATTTTCAACCAAGGCAATATCCAGATGTATCGCCGCACGCTTATCAAGCAGATTGGCGAACAGAGGGTTGACTTGATAGAGGTTAGGGCAAGAACAGAAAACAAGAACTGGTCACTCTTCGAGTATAATCAGTTGATAGCCTTCTATCAGAAAGAAGTAGACAAACTTTTAGAACAGAAACATTTATAAGAATAGATTATATGAGTAAATCAGGTACAAAAATCAATGTAGAATTGGTAACACATGGGTGTTTCCCAACAAAGGCGTATGAGACGGATGCCGCTTACGACCTTCATTGCAGCAAGGACACAGAAGTATCTCCAAACAAACGCTTTTACGTTCCGCTAGGGTTCAAGATACAACTTCCTTCAAATATGAAGATGTTGATTCAGCCACGTAGTGGCATGTCGGGCAAAGGAATGTTGTTAGATGTTTATTTCCCTTCTTGGCTACATGGCGACTATCTAGGCAAGGTCAGAGTAAATCTTGACGTAATTCTAGGTTTGATTGATTGCGGTTATGGCGAAGAAGTTCACGCCATCGTCAAGTCGGGCAGATGGAAGTTAAAGCATCGCATCTTTCGACTGCTCGGTTTCAAGTTCATCATCCCTTATTCCCTACGCATCTGTCAAGGTGCCTTCACATACGTTCCAGATACAAACTTGGAACTTGGCAAGGTAACCGGCACTCGTAGCGGTTTAGGATCAACAGATAAGTAGGCTTAGTTTGTTGTTTATATATTTTCCCTGCCCATTTCTCGGTTAACTCCCGAGCATGGGTAGGTTTTAAAGCAAAATCATGAAAAAGAATATCAGACAGAATTTCTTCAATCATATCAAGAAGGTACTTGATATTGTTGATAAAATGGGGGATGAGGCAAAGCATTTCCGTTGCATCGTCCTCATGGGTGACAGAACCATTCCGAAGGCATACGCATTCATGCACGCATCGCCCGAAGACCTCAAAAACCTTATCTTGAACGCCATGCGCAACAGCGACCAGTTCACCTACGCTACAGCAAGGGCATTCGAGGAATACGATAAGGAACTGAGAGAAAAAGAAGAAACTTTAAACAAAGATAAAAATGAAGAAACAAACTAAAAAGAAAGGAGGTTATGATGGAAGAAGAGTGGAAAGACATTAAAGGATATGAAGGGTATAAGGTGAGCAATCTCGGAAGAGTAAGAAACTCTGACGGAAGGATACTTGCATATAATGCTATAAGCTCTGGTTATTTAGCGGTTCATCTAAGTAAATACCATAAAAAAAGAACAGTTCATCGATTAGTTGCAGAAGCATTCATCCAAAATCCATACAACAAAGAGCAGGTCAATCACTTAGATGGAAACAAACATAACAATTGTGTTGATAACCTAGAATGGTGTTCACCATCTGAGAATATGAGGCACGCAAGAGAAGCTCTTGGCTTTGTTTGTTGGAAAAACTGCCATGGCTCTCCTGCTGGAGAAGCGAATCCTTCAAATAAACGTATCGTTCAGTTAGATTTAAAAGGGAATTTGATTAAAGAATGGTGCTCTGCGACTGAAGCAGCAAGGGTACTAAATATTCCTCAATCACCAATATCTAGATGTGCTCTAACTTTAGGTAATCATATACATCATGGTAGAGAAATGTTTCAAAGTCGAGGATTTAAGTGGATGTTCTTAGATGATTATCAGAAAGGTGTGGAATATATCCACAAGATTGATAAACGTAAAAAGAAAATTTACCAAATAGATATTAAAACAAACTCGGTTGTGTCTGTTTATGAAAGTGCAGCATGTGCAGCTAAAGCAATGAATGTTTCAAAGAATAGTATTGAGGCTTGTGCTCGCCATACGTACAAATCTATTCGTGGTTATAAATGGATTTATGAACAAGAATATTTAAAAAATAATGAAGAAAATAATTTTTAAGTCTCTCTCTCTCTTGAACTTCAAGGGTATAAGAGAACAGCATGTTGACTTCGGAGAGTATTTAACAATAATATCCGGTAAGAACGCAGCAGGAAAGACAAGTATCGCAGAAGCCATCATGTACACATTATTCGGTACTGATACCAACGGCATGCAGCTCGACATCAAGACCTTCGATGAGAATCACAATATTATCAAGGAGATAGAACATTCATCCGAGTTGGTTATGTTGGTAGATGGTGATGAAATCTCGTTCAAGCGAGTTCTGACCGACAAGTGGGAAGGTGATAAATGCACCAATACCTTCAAGTACTATGTTGATGGAGAATTGACTACCGCCGGAGATTTCGACAAAGTAGTTAACGACATCTTCCAAGAAGACCCATTTTCGTGGTGCATCTGTCCTAATCTGTTCCTTGGTAGGACTTGGCAGAAACAGCGTGCATTCCTTCAGTCGTTGGCAGGTGATATTTCTGTAGAAGACATCACGAAGGGCGAAGAGAAGTACGATTATCTTGTTGAACTCCTCAAACAGAAAGACATTGATGCCATCCTTCACCACCTCAAGCACAAGCGTACAGAAGTTCAGAAGGAACTCGATGCGGTCCCTATCAGACTTGCCGAACTCGACAAGACCCTTCCACCAAAGCAGGTTTGGGAGGATCTAGAGAAAGAAAAGGCTTATCTCCATGAAGCATTGGTAGAGATAGACAACAAGATTCAGCAGATTCGTACCGGTGGAGCAGACAGAGTTCGCCTTGACGGAATCCGCAAGAAGATTGAGTTTGCCGAAAAGCGCAAGCGAATGATGGAGCAGGGCGCAGACAAGGAGTCTACCGATAACATGACCAAGCACCAAAGCGATGTTCTCAACGCCAATGCAGCCTTCAATAAGGCAGAATCTACGGTTGATAACCTCAAAGCCGTCATGAGTGGCTATCCTACCACCGAGGTTCAGATAAACGCTCAGATTGAAGAGTGCAAGAAGAAGGTTAGCGACTTGAACAAGCGTAGCGATGAGATTGCCAAGCGTACTTGGGAATGGGACGATAAGGAAGGTTTCTGTCCTCATTGCGGTCAGGCTCTCCCTCTCGGTGATGTTCAGCTCCTCAAACAGGAATCTCAGAACCGGTTCAACTCTCGCAAGGCAGAAGATATGAAGGAACTCAACAATGAGTTTGCCAAACTCCAAAGCGCATACACCGAACTCAACAAAGAGTTGGATAAACTGAATGATGATCGTCAGACCACCACAAACCAACTCGTCAAGACTCATCAAGCCCTATCAGAGGCAGAAAAGCATAAGGCAGAAGTTGATGCCGATGTTCCTAGCACCTACGAGCAGATTCTTGCCTCAAAAGAAGAGTATCAGCAGGTAGTGAAAGAGATTGGCGAGTTGCAGGCAGAACTCGACAAACCATCAGATAGCAACGAGGATAACGACAAGTTGCTTCAATCACTCAATGAAGAGCGAAAGCCGCTTTCTGACAGATACGATGAAGTTCTCGAACTCCTCGCCTCAAAAGCATCTTACGACAATACAATGGCTCATATCGAAGCAGCACAGAAGGATAAAGCCATCTTCCAGGAGCAGCTTGATGATATTGATGATAAACTCAACATCACCAATGAGTTCTATCAGTTGTCTTGCAAGGCTCTCGAAGATAAGGTCAATCAGCACTTCCGTTTCGTAAAATGGAGTCTGTTCCTTCCGAAACTCGATGGTGAGAAGAAACCTTATTGCGAATGTTATCACAATGGTGTTCCTTACAGCCGCCTCAATGGTGCTGCCAAGGTGAATGCCGGAATCGACATCGCGCGCACTATCGGTCAGTTCTATGATGTATCGGTCCCTGTTGTGCTCGATGAATGCGAAAGTGTTAACCATCCGCTCAGCACAGGCGGTCAGCAAATCCGTCTGGTAGTATCAAAGGATGATAAACTGAAGGTTGAGTATTTCGCTTTGGCCACAATGGATTGAAACACATCATGCAAATCAAGACAAAGTTCGATATAGGTGATGCAGTCTATCTGCTCGATGGGTACAAAATCCGACATGCAAACATCGTGGGCGTATTCTTTCAGCAGATAGGCAAGGCACCTTGCTCTATTCAGTATAAGTTCGCTGTTTTCCCAACAAGGAAAGAAAGCGAAGTGTTTAAAACAAAAGAAGAATTAATCAAACATATAAGTAAATAAAAATCATGGCAGAAATTTTAAAATTAGAAATGTTGGTTGACAAAGACCTTATCAAGGGTACTCTAGCGTTAGGAGGAGGCATGAAGGACGGAACGGATTCGAGCCGGATAAAGAAGTGGTTAGATAGCCACGATAGCGTAGAGGTTGATCCAAAAGAACTTTTTCCGGAAAGTGGTGAAATCAACCTTGCTTTGGGAACAATAGCCTTGGCTGGTATCGCTAAGGAATTAATCAATCATAAAGAAGAGGAGAAGTAATCATGGCAGATACAGCAGTAGCAAAAGCACAGCCTTCTCAGAAGGCAGTAGCAGTTAAGAATTTTCAGGCGGTAATGAACAATAGCTATTACCAAAACCTGTTGCAGAACACATTGAAGGACAACAAAGGCGCCTTCACCACCAGTTTGATGGAGTTGTTTACTTCCGACCCTCAGCTGATGCAGTGCAACCCTAATGCGCTCATGGGCGAGGCAGTAAAGGCAGCAGGATTGCGATTGCCTATCAACAAGCAGTTGGGGCAGGCATACATCGTGGTCTTCAAGAACAAAGATAAGGCAACCGGTCAGCTCATTCCTACACCAACCCTTATCATCGGAACAAAGGGATATATCAATCTTGCTCTTCGCACCGATAAGTATAAGAACATCAATAAGGGAACCGTCTATGAAGGCGAGTTCCAAGGTTTCGATAAGGTGACAGGTTCACTCGACATCAGCGGAGAGAAGACTTCCGATGTTCCAGTAGGATATTTCGCATATTTCAAGCAGAAGTCTGGATTCGAGAAGATTATGTACATGACTATTGATGATGTATGTAAGTTTGCCAAGACCTACGCCCCAACAGTCAAGTACTCAAAGTTTACATGGCAGGATTTGAGAGACTTGGGAATCAAGCAATCTGTAGACGGAGAAGGTGGAGGTCTTGGATGGTTTGCTGGTTTTCAGGACATGGCAGAAAAGACCGTCCTTCGTCAGCTTCTTTCCTCATGGGGTGAGCTTTCTGTTGATGCAGCGCAGGTTATCAATGCCGATGAGCGACCTTCTGCCATCGTTCAGCGTGATGAAGAGTTTGCCGAGGCAAAGAACGTTATCACGGTCAATGCTGATACTGGCGAAGTCGTGAATACCGAAGAAGTACATGATGAGCAGCCACAGGCTCAAAAGTTTAGTTTGAGTTAAGTATGAAGTTGATAGTAGTCAATAGCAATAGTCTTGGCAATGCCTACGTACTGGAGGCAAGTAATGGTCAGCAGCTCTGTATAGAGGCAGGTCGTACGTTGCAGGAAGTAAAGAAAGTTGCAAACCTCAAAACATCAAAATGCGTGGGAGTGATTATCAGTCACTCCCACGGCTGAAAGGCGATCATGCAAAAAATGCCAAAGACTTTCTGAAAGCAGGAATCGATGCTTACTCTACTGAAGAGTTATCCGAGAAATGCAAGGGAGTAAAAGGCATGATTAAAGAACAGACCTATCATCTTGGTGCTTTCAGCATAACCCCGATGAAGGTAGAACACGATGTGCCTTGTTTCTCTTTCCTCATTCATCATCCGGAAATGGGAACCATGATGTTCTTCACCGATTGCTACAATATGGAAAATGTAGTTCAAGGGTGCCGGTACTTCTTGGCAGAATGCAACTATGATGATTCTCTCCTAGAGAAAGCCGTAAACGAAGGCAAGACGATAGTCAGCCAAGCCGACCGCATCCGTCTTTCCCACATGAGTCTGGCTCACTCTATCGAGTATCTCAACGAATGCAAGGCTGCCAATACCGCCAAGCGCATCGTCCTCATTCATGGTTCAGCACGCCATCTTAACCCCGATGTTGCCGTAAACAAATTCCAGCAGGTCCTCGGTGTTCCAACCGACTATGCTTGCAAGGGTTTAGTAATCAATCTAATATAATTATAATAATATGAGTGTATACAATCCTAATGATCCTCGCGACTATCTGAAAATCGTGAAGGAAGTTCAGAAGGCCAAAGAATGTGGCTTTAGAATCGAGCTAAAGAAGTTTCACCCCATTCAGACCGATAATCAGTCTTGTTATCTTCACTTCATGATTAGCTATCTCGCCCTAAAGTTAGGGCAGACCTTCTACGAAACGCTTCGTGATATTCAGCGCAACGTTTGTAGCTACATCTTCTATACCGATGAGGTAGACAAGACAGGCAACCGCAAATACAAGCCTCTCACTTCCCTAAATACAGCAGAGGCTAGCAGCGTTATCCGAAACGTGATAGATTACGCAAATGTCCGCAGCATCATGATTCCGGAACCCGATGATCAGGTAGGCTTGCAGTATTGCAAGCGAGAACTCGAGAACTCGGGTGCCGGTTGGGTATAAAATCATCAAAATCATATATCTTATGAAAACGTTAAAGGAAATACATTCAGAGGCTAATAAATATTCGGAAAGCGAACCCCTGCAAGATGCTTTTGTAGCAGGTGCAAGATGGGCGCTTACGGGTAAGTATTACAAGCCTTCTGAGTTGTTCGAAAACAAAGAGATTTTGGACCCGATTTTCGAGGGAGAGAATGATTCCTTTGAAGATTGGTGGAAAATGTACAATAAGAAGCGTGGTAAAAAGAAAGCAAGGCAGAAATGGAATAGGCTCACCGAAAAGCAACAGACAGCTTGTTTGATGGCTACACCTCTTTATGTAGCATCCACGCCCGACCCTGTATATAGAAAAGACCCACTCACTTATCTTAATGGCGAGTGCTGGAATGACGAAATCATCCAAAAGCAAGATTATGAGCAACAACGGAATATCCAACGTTCAGAGCGCGCTGCCCGACTCATCGCGAGTGCCTATCATCAGGGATAAGACCAACTATCAGCGTCCTGCAACCTTAACTGAGGCTATAAAGAAGAATAAGGAAACCATGTTGGATATTCAGAAACGTGGTGGACTCAGAGACCTCGTAGGATGGGTAACAGGACGGCTGATAGACCTTCTCTATTATCTGGGTGCCTACGATAATGCGACAGATTATCAGATTCAGTTGCTTGCTCAGCGTATCTGTACAAAGTATTTCTACATAACACCTGCAGAACTTGATTACTTCTTCGTAGCCTTCACCAATGGTGAATACAACAAGCTCATCAACAACGGAAAGACAATCAATCCACAGGATATAATGAAATCCTTGATAGCTTACGAGGCAGACCTGCTGAAAGAGCGTGGAAGGGTAGATGATGAGCGCAGAAAAGAAGAAGAGCGACTGAAAGCGATAGAGGATGCAAAGAAACCTCATGGCATAGAGGCATGGCGAAACTACTGCAAGTCGAAGGGTTTAGACCCCGATACGCATACATTGCCATCCGTCAGCCTCCATGATGTCAATAAGGAACTGAATATCCAAAATCCTGGAAGAATGGACGAATTAAGATAAACAATTAAACAAAATGAAAGTTATGAATACAATTCAAATAGATGTTATCATCGTGCTAGCTATCCTGTTGTTGGTAGCTATAGCAATCATCGTTGCAGACCGCATCAAATACCGCAAGTACTATTCAAGCAAGGGTAAGATGGTGGTCCTTCGAATCAATAATTCCGAAGTAAGAGGTCGCCTCAACTCAGAGGGCTTAACTCTCTGCCAGTGTGCTTACTATAACACACACAAGTATCTCTACACCATCGAAGGTGATCATATCTGTGGTTTTACCGAAGAATGCACCCATCTGATAGAAGATGCTATCAAAAACCATCAAGAGGTAATTGATTGTGATATTGATGTCGGCAAGTTCGTGAGCGAGGTCAAGAAGTTACAACAGGAGTATGGAACTAAAGATGAGGAGTAAGTATGATTAGAGACGATGTAAAGATAATTGTAACACCAACTGGTGTATCACTTAAAGAAGCCTTGACTAGTGAAGAAATCAATGCAATCAATGAAGCTCATATCTATAGAGATTATGATCGCATTCCACATTTTAAACTCGCTGGTAATCCTCCTAGTGGTAAGGAAAATCGCAGAACTAGGAGAATGTTAGAACTTAGAAAAAGAAAGGGTAGACTATGATTGATAAAAACAAAATAGAAGAAGCCAAGGAAGAAATCTATGAAGATAGATTTCTGTTAAATGGCGAAGATGTAGTTTTCGATAATGATGCTAAGGAAGAAATGTTCTACAAAGAGGACATCAAAGAAGCTATTGAACTAGGTGCTAAGTGGGCTATCAATGAATTTCTGAAGAACTTATGGCATCAAACAGACGAAGAGCCAAAAGGATATAATGAAGGGATATTGTTACGCTATAATGTAGGCGACTATTATTCATTAGCCCAAGTAAAAGACTTCAAGTCTTGGAAAGGATTTATTGAGAGAGCACCTATAGAAAAGTGGCTTTATCTTGATGATTTGTTTCCAAAGGAAGGAGGCAATCAATGAAAACATTTGTATTTGATGTAATGCTCAACGGAAGATTCATCTGCACGTTAAAGTATAAATATTGTGCGCTCTTCCCGATAGACTTTGAAGATTTAGTGAAGTTCATTCTTAAAAAGAGACCTACTTTGAAAGGTAAGGATTTTAGAATTGCGTTTTAAGAAGTAAAGCGTATGAAACAGAAGTTGAAAATGATATGGCGAATCCTTCGTGACAGACAGGTTGTAGTAATAACCGAAAGTTACGGAAGACTATATTGTAATTGGGACACAAGAAGTCTTGAAGATGTTTGTCAAATGTGTCACAAAGTGCATGATATGGCTTATATGATGAATAATTAAAAGTAAAGCGTATGACACAGAAATATATTGAAGGTGATATTGTTATGTATGACAACAAAGTAATGGTTGTCAAAGAGCCAAGAGACGGAAGTCACTTTGACTTGTCTTGCCCTAAAGAAGGATTGGTGTATTGTCTTGTTGATATTGATGAGATAAAGCCAGCACCTTTCACCCTAGATATTATAATTAAGAATGGATGGATGGAAAATAGATATACAGATATGTTTTATAAAGCGATAGGAGAAGGGAGATACTTGAATTTAAAAGTTGAAGGTCAAACATGGATTGTTGGTCTTGCTCATCAAGATTTGCTTAAAAACATAAAGTATGTTCACGAACTCCAGCATTTTCTATTTGGGCTTGGAATTAATAACGAAATGGAGGTGTAGGTATGGCAAGAGAATTTGAAGTAAGTATTAGAGTTACTATTGATTCTAAGTGCAAAGATAGTGACGATGATATTATAGAAGAACTTATGTATGGAGCAGATAAATATTTCTATCCATATTGTTGTAATAATGAACATATAGAGCATACTAATAGTACTGCTCACAAAATTAAATAAAAATGAGAAGTATTTTGTTTAAAGCAAAGAAACTGAGTGATGGTAAATGGGTGAAAGGTTCTTTGGTAAAGACGCCTTTCGGAACATTTATTGAATGGTATGAGGATTCTATTTGTAACAAGAGAGAAGTTGATACAGATACTGTTTGTCAGTCCACAGGTCTGAAAGATTGTGAGGGCAATGAGATTTGGAAACACGACCTTCTGCAAAGCCAAGAAACAAAAGCAATCTATGAAGTAGTTTGGAATCAAGGCAACACTAGTTTTAGTTTAGTGAACACAGAATGCCCTGTTCTCTATCCAAATACTTTAGGGAGTATGTTGCGTAATAGACGACTAAAAGTTGTTGGCAATAAATTCTAAAGCTATGGTAGATGTAAGTAATCAGCACTGGAACGAAGATGGAAGCATTACTATTATACTGAATAGTATTGAAGAAGTCGAGGAGTTCGTTGAGTGTATAAATATATTAAATGGAGCGTATGAAGAATAAGATTTTAAACTTAGCCAAGTCAGCCGTTTGGTTCGTATTGTGTTTGCTTGTAGGAGCATTGATATTTGAGGGCATTCGCTCATTGGCTAATAGCAATAAACCTGCAAAGAGAGTTGGTATATCTCTAATTACAGAAGAAGAGCATGATTATCTGGTAGTGGACACGAAACACGGAGTTTGTGTTATTCACGCTGAAAGTTGTCCTTGTCACAAAAAGAAGTAGCGTATGGAAAATAATATGTTTGAAGATATTGTCGCTGAAGGCAATGTAGTTGTGATAGACAATGATTGGATTGTGTTATGTAAGCGTTGGAGACCAGAATGTCATAATCTGTTCTGCTATCTTTATTTCCATAAGGAATATAAGAATTTGATGGTAGGCTCTCATTTCACAATGACCGAGGATAAAAAGAAATCTACTCGGTTGGCTACCAACGAGGAGCGTCTTATGCTTTTTGAAGAAATGTTCAAGTATGGAATTGCTTTCGATAAGCACGACCATCATTTGGTTGGAAAGTTAGTTGGTGTATGAAGATTAAAAAGATAGAAGAAATGAAGAAGGAAACATTTGACTTCTCGGAGGCTTTAAAGCGTATGAGAAAAGGAAAGCTCGTAAAGCGAGAAAATGGATTTTATCCGTTTGGCATTGACGAGGAAGGGATATTCTACCATTACGGTCATCATATCTTCAAGGAAGAAAGAATACCCTCTGAGGATATTCTCGCAACCGATTGGGAGGAGGTGTAAGGATGAAGATTAGATTAGCAAAGAAGATAATGAAGGAAGTCTATAAAACCCGATATTGGGCTTATAGATTTGGCTATTATCATGGTAAGAAAGATTCCGGGAAAATAGCAGGAGATCACCGGCTTATAAAGGCAATTAAACTAACAAAAAGTAGTATATGAAACAAAGAATATTAGATATGTGTTGCGGATCTCGTATGTTCTATTTCGATAAGCAGGACCCACAGGTTCTTTTTACCGACATAAGAGAATATCACGACACATTATGTGATGGACGCAAATTAGACGTACAACCCGACATGATAGCCGATTGTACTAATTTGCCGTTCGAAGATGAAACATTTAATATGGTAGTCTTCGACCCTCCTCATCTGCTAAAAGTAGGACAGAACTCTTGGCTATGCAAGAAATATGGCAGACTGCCCGAAAATTGGCAAGCATTCATCAACGATTCTATCCATGAGGGCATGAGAGTACTGAAAACAAACGGAACTCTCATTTTTAAGTGGAACGAGCAGCAGATAAATGTTAGTGATGTACTAAAGGCAATCACCGATTACAAACCTATATTCGGGCATCGTACCACCATCAAGAACCAAACTATTTGGATGGCATTCATGAAATAAATAACCCACAATCCCCACCCAGCTATCACAGCCGAGTGGGGATTTCTTTTTGCAATGAAACAATCTACTTAAAACCTAATTAATACAACTAACTAAAAATAAAAAAGTAAAATCTATACCAATCTATCTACATATTTATCTAAATCTTTTTCGTACCAAACTAGCTCGGTCCATCCTTTCCGCTTTTTACCCTTTGGCAGTCTGCCTTCTTTCACAAGCCGGTCAAAGGTAGCCCTAGAAACATGAACGTAGCCGCATGCCTCTGCCTTGCTGATAGGCTCGTCCTTGTTGGCGATGCGGTGCAGAAAATCTAACATGAAAGCATTTTGCTGTTTGTTAGTTAAGCATCTTCCGCTCTGAATCCGCTCATGAAATTCCATCAGGAGCGAATCAATCATCTGCAGTTCTTCGCTAATCTTCGCCATAAGCTAGCACTTTTTGTTTCTGTACCAGAGAGTAAACCCAATCGCGCAAGCCGCCAGTATGAACAGAAAGGCGATATAGCATCTGCCAAGCGACATCAGCCTTTGCTCGTTCTTCGTCAGTTGTCGCTCTATAGGATAAGGCACGGCAACAGAATCCCTCTTGATGATCGTGTCCGTCTTCACCTTATATATATTATGATACCGGTCCAGATAAACCACCTTATTATGGAAAACCGTATCACCTTTCTGAAAAACATATACCGAATCCTTCATGTAGATACTATCCAACTTAGCAAAAGTATCAGTTCTGCATACGTATTCTGTTCTTACAGAAGGAACCTTGATATACTCCTTCGTCTTGCATCCAGTAAATGCCAATAGGATAGCCCCAATCACAAGCCCGATGCAAGCCCATTTCCAAAACCTTATGTTATACCATTTCATAAGCTATATCTCTTTGTATTCAACTTTAGCGTTAAAGCAAGGACACTCCTTGATTCTCTCCCAAGGATCAACTACGCCGTTATGGTTCTTGTCGGGCGAAATATCTCTGTGCCCCAAGATTTCAGCATAAGGATATTTCTTTTTCAGCTGAGTAAGCAGAGTGATAAGCGATTTCTTCTGTTCCTCAGTTCTGTTGTCTACCGCCTTTCCCTTCTTGTTGATGCCGCCAACATAAGCCACATTGATAGCCGTAGCATTATATCCCTTCACACCGTTGCTAACCATTTCTACCGGCAGCATCTGGTGAATCCCACCATCGGCAGTAATCACGTAATGATACCCTGGGTTGTTCCAGCCTTTGCGCTTAAACTCATCCCAAAGTTCCTTTACGCCCCATTTCTGAGAAGAGGCACTGCAATGAACAAAAATTCTCTTAATCAGCCTCATTTCTTCTCCTCCTTTCCCTGCTCCTTCATAATCTCAGCAAAAGCCCTAGCCAAATCTTCTTTGTTCTCCAGAAGAATGCTTACCGTCTTCTCCTGTTTCCGTATCTCAGCCTTCTGCCAGCTCTTCTCTCTTACACTTACAAATTCACAGAACACGCAATATCCTGCCCATATCATAGAGAAGACAGGGAAGGGGAGAACCGTACAGGCTATCAGGTCTATGCAGACCGTCACCATGAAGGGAGAGAAGTATTTCCTCGCCTTGTCGCAAGTCTTCTTGAATCCTGTACTTGTCGTAGCCAGTCCGTTCTCTTTCGCTTTCTTGATGCCGAAGAACAGGTCCACGCCCATAGAAATGATAAGAGCACCCATGCAGATGGCAATAACCAATGCCGATCTGTACAGGTGCTCTTGTAAAAATGTATGTACTATCTCTGCCATATATCATTATTTATGATTAATGGCTACAAAGATAAAAGGCTTTTCAATAGCTTTTGCCGTGTTCCAACTTAGCTATTCATGTACCACCAGATTTTATCTGTAGGGTGGTTTGTCGATTCGTCACAGAGAAAACTGATAGCCAGTTCCGAAATCCTTTTTCTGGTGGTATCTTTGTTTTTCGACCATTTGCCCACCACGTCTATATGGTCAGCATACATCTTATTCATCGTTACCGCAAAATCCCAGAAGTTGTAGTCCGGTATGTTCCAAGATAACCTTTCATAGTCCTCCTTCAACTCATCAAACCCGAAGTAAGGAGCATACTTCTTGTGAACATCATCATCAAAATAATAGATGTTGGCGATGCAGGCTCTGCCCAGTTGCTCGTCAAAGTGATGCTTCCTTTCCATCCAGTAAAGAAGATTCCTCTGCACAATCCTCTCTTCTTCCTCAGTAAACCCACACTCATCGTTTCTTAGCATCCCAAAGGCAGATTCTGCTATTCGATAGAGCGATTTTGATAAATCCATAAGCGTAAAGCATTAAAGTGAATATGATAAACACATGGTGCATCTCCAACTGCTCGGGAGTGATGAGCCAGTGCCGATAGTATAGTCTGATAGCGTTGATACCGAAAAAATAGAAGAACGGAATGCGGAATATCCAGCAGTATCTGAAGAAGAAACTTACCGGTATCATGGTCAGTGGCATATAAATGTATGCCAGTACATAAATCCAGATGATGCAGTTCCCGTTGAGATTGGTATCTACAACTGTTGGTCTAGGGATAGTGCCCATAGTCCCATACGCCGTACCAGTGGCCTAACATCAATGGTATGGGTGCCCACTTTGCTAGAAGTTCATAGAACCTCCAAATCTTCCTACTCAATAAGCCTTCCATTACTAAGGCTTCCTCCTCTTTCGAGAGAGGTGATTCCTGTTTTGTTCTCATTTTGTTACGATTTTATGGTTTTATTTTACAATTTGCTAACTGTTTCTGAGATTTGCATCTCATATTGTTGCAAAATTAAACTTTTTCTTTCGTAATGCCATGAAAACCAGCCTAATATTAAACTTATTTAAATCTTTATGCGCTTATTTGGTCATGTTCTAAATAATATGTATATTTGCAACATCTTAATGCAGCATTTATATGGCAAGAGCAAATTACGAATTGATTGACAGACAGAGGGATGATCTGATGAAGGCATATCGGGAGATAGCTCCTAATTGCCATTCTCAACAGGAGGCTTGGGAAAAGGTGGTCCATTCTCCTGCTCCGAGATACTATGTTTCTCCAAAAAGAGCTTGGGATATACTCCGCAGAATGGCAGTCGGCGACTTCTCCAAGGTAGATAGCATGAAGCCGATTCGTCAGAAGTTGTACTATACGCTGTTCAATAGGATGAACGAAATGACGCAGCGAAAGGAGTTCGTGGGCAAATCTTTATGGTTTATCTGCCAGTTCCTTGTTTCTGAGCCTGCCCCCGAGTTCTTCATCCAGCCAAGTAATCTCAAATTCATTTTCGCTTACTATAAGAAGTATGGAAAAAATTACAGAGAAATGGACCTTCGTAAGAAGAAACTTTCGAACAAAGCTGGTGCTTAGCATCATCTGCCTCGTTCTTTGTACTTGGCATGTCGGTTTCTATCCCGGTTGCCCATGGCAGAACCATATCCTGTATAGCTTCTTCCATGTCAATGGCTTTCATCTTGCCGTAAACCTTCTGGTGCTTTGGCAGATAAGGAACGATATGAAACCAGTCACTTCTCTGGCTGTTGCCTCTGTCGCTAGTCTGCTGCCCATGTATGTTAGTCAGCCTACAATGGGGCTTTCCGGTTTCCTCTTCTCTTCCTTCGGTTTGATGTGGGGTAGAACAGGGCGATGGAAAGAGGCATTAAAGAAAGCGATGCCGTTCATCCTGCTCACGATGATCCTGAGTAACGTGAACGGACTTCTGCATCTTTACTGCTTTATCCTAGGCTACATCGTAGCGTATTGCGTAAATAATATCAAAATCAGATAACACACATATAAAGAGATTCATGTTTTTAAAAATGTTTTTCATAACTAATTTTAAAGGCGACCACTCGTGATGAGCAGCCGCCTTTTTCATGTTATCATAAATTAGCGCGTATGAAAGAATTATCTCATTTTGTCTTCTCGTCTGCTTTGTACCTCTACTATACTGCCAGCAAAGGAATCAGCAGCCTTAAAGTTCTGCAGCGTATACTTGAAAGTAAAATAAGCCCAAGGCTTGCCGCCGACGCTTGGCAGCTTGCACCAGTGCTTGCAGTCGTTGCTTCCGTATATCTCCAGCCCAATCGTTCCTTCGTCCGAATCAAACAGATGCTTCACCGCTCTCAGCGATTTCAACGTCATGCTGCCGCCCAGCTTCAAAGGTCTGGTAGTAAATGATCCGCTATAGCTTTCCGTATCTTCATTGATGTCTGGTTTTGACGTGAGTGAATAGACGTTTCCGTTGGTATCTTGTATCAGATTATCCGGATAATCATTCACTACCGCCTGTGCCTCTATGCCGCTATTCACCATTGAGAAGGTCTTATCCACCATATTATATATGTATTGGTATGATTTCCCCTTGCTGAATATTCTCAATATGGAGTCTCTGTAATCGTAGGCGATAAAGCAGCCTTTCAGAAAATCCAGGAACTTGCCTTCCCCGAAGGTTGCAAAGTTTCTGGGTACTCTTCCCCTCATCTGTTCGCTCATGCAGGCTACGCTTCCACCGCTTGCCGCCATCAGTCCTTTCTTTGAAGCAAAGAACACAAGCCTGTCCGTCGGCACCAGTGGCGAATCCTCATTACATACCTCTCTTGATATTGGATAGGCTCTGCTATAGAGTCCTTCTGAGTTAACCGACAAGCCGTAGATACCTTCGTCCGTAAATACCATCAATGGGTATTGACCAAACTGACCTTGGCTTACCGCCTCTGTGTTGGCAATAATTCCGAGTATCTTTCCGGTTCCTACCGTATTGTCTCCCGATGCCTCAAATACAAATGGATTGTTGACTACAGAAGTGAAAATCTGAGAGTTCAAATTTTCTTTATCATTTACGCTTGTTACAATCTTTAGCAATTCGCTTTCACTGATTTCTGTAAACTTCTTTGGCTTATTTGGTGGAAGTACAGGAAACGTATAAGCGCCATTTAATCTAGGATGTGCCTTTAGATTAATTCTGATATATTTCCCTGCAGAGTAAAAAATAACCTCCGTAGCATTCGGGTCTGGATAGAACAGCCACCCTTGCAGAAAATCATCATCGGCAGTAACGCTTCTTTCAACCCATGTATCACATTTATCTGAAACGATGTGCGTATACATCAAAAATGTGTCATCCTCAAGCCTGTCTTTTCCTACAAATTTGGCGAAACCTGCAAAAGGAGTTCGTTTTGTTCCAATAAGATTCAGTCTGCCATTATAATTGTATATAGATTCGGCACTCAAAGAAGCCCATCCGTAGTAATCGTCCACTTTCAGTTGCTCTTGCTCTTGAAGATTTTCCAAGGTTCCATCAGCGATAAATGCCGTTTCTCCACCCTGACCGGTAACGGTATAATGAAATTTGTTCCCACCCAAATAGCCTTCAGCTATTGGCACGGTGAATAATTTGTAAAAAACTGTTTTTGAGAGTAATTCGGATATTATCTGTTGATCACTCTTGTATTTTGGTAAAAGTTCGTCATGTACCGTTCTGGTATATGGTTCTTTAGTTGTATCTGTGCTTGTCGAGCCATCCACGTCGTAATTCAATAGCTTTTCTTCGTAAGTTTTATAGCCGAAATTAGCATAAGCATATTTCTTATGCAAGCCATTAGGACTTTCAAAATGCCAACCTTTATCTATATAGAATGGCACTACTTGATCTGACGCAAAAACAACTATCTCTTTGATGATGTCGCTCCAGTCGCTGGATATTGATTCAAACCTGAATAGCAATTCTCTATATTCTATAAAGTAAAACATACTTCCTGCGCCCCCCATCTGATGTAAATCCATATAGGTGTTGTGTGTACTATCAAAAACAGCAGAACTGAACATACAGTTTTTATTTACTGTTGGATAGCATACTATAGGCGTAGTTATTCTGCAGTATGAACCATCAAACATGCGGAAAGCGCATCTTAGAAAGAATGGAAAAGCAAACATATTCTTGCTCTTTGCCCAGCTTATTGCTTGCGCTACATGCCCTTGAATGGTTTCTTGAAACTCATTCTCATATTTTGAATCTGTTGATACCTTAATGCTAAACATTGTATATGATTTGGTTTCGCTGCCATCGGGTTTTACGCCGCCTGCCTGAATGAACGTATGGTTTAATTGGTTAAAATAGCTCTCTCCTTGTTTTGTCTCGATAGCATTCTCGGCATTACACAATGTTCTTCCGCTTTCCTCCTGGGTATAGTTACCCGTCGGTCGCTCAAAAGTAAAGTCGTAGTCTAAACGAGGCAGCTCTTTACCCAAATTTTTATATTTGTTTCCTTTGAAAAGTAAATAATGAAGTCCTTCGCTGGTGGCGCAAACCAACGTATTGCCTATACTTTTTACGTCATAAACAGTTCCTACATTGAAACTTTTAATAACATCATCGGGTGGGCTTACGATATTTCCACTATCATCTTTGGTATACCAGTATATTTTTTCTGTACCATCATAAGCAATGATATTCTCATAGTCTGCCATCTTGTGAACGTACATTATCTTATAAGGAACGTTGCCAATACTCACCCCTTTCTGTACCGCCTTCATTTCTCCATCCTTAAAGATAAATCCGTCACTCTCCAGCAGTTCAGAATCATCTGAAAGCAAGTCGCTAGGCACATTCGTCATGCCCTTGCTAAAACTCAAAGTTTGTCTTTCTAAGTTTCTTTCCATAATAATTCAACATTTAACATTCAACACTCAACATTCCCCCTAGATTTTCGCCGCCGTATGAACACCATCGCCACCGCGGCTTCTTCTTTCCGCTTTCTTCCAGCTAGGCTTCTCCATGTCCGTAAGACTCACGAAGAGACCGATGCCGGTACTCATTACCACATCATCATGGTTTCCGTTACCCACGATGTTACCCAAACTGCCATCATCATGTCGCTCATAGATGCGCAACTCATGATACATTTCCTTGTCTGGCTCCTCATACAGATTATCATCAATAAACTCTTCCAAGTTATCAATCACCTGCTGCTTCGTCAGCTTGTTGGTTTGGAAACCATATTTCGCCAGTACGTTGTCTTCCACATTCTCCGAACTGCTCGTTCTCTGATACAGATTATCGTAGTAGTCGGCAATCTCCTGCAGAATGGTCAGGAAGTGATCACCCTCCGTGTTGTTGTTCTTCTCTCGGTCGGCAGTATTACTCTCTATCACCAACAGCGCATCATCATAATAATGAGCTAGGGCAGCAGCCATCCATGCTAGCTTATCATGTCTTACATGTCCTCTGTATCTCGCTACCACCTTTGGCTTGCCCTTCACCGTAGGAATCATACCGAATCGGTCTATCACGGTCATAACAGTATAGTCCGAAGTCGTACTCTTACCGCCAATATCCACGCTTACCAAATATCTGTTTTCCACTTGCAGACAGTTTGGCACAGCCCAAATCTTCAAGTCTCCCTCGCCATCGTCTCTCAGCTTCACCTTCGAGTTCGGAATGGTGTTATCATCCTTCACGCTGATGTTCACAACGATGTCGGCAGTAAACTTAGGGTCTTGCTTATACATAGCCTGCATGTCATCTATAGAATAAGGATTGAATACCAGTCTACCAGAGTTTCTGAACGCATCTTCCTCATCAATAGGAGCCTCGGTAGCACATGCCGCATGGGTGGTAAACTTGTTTCTGTAGTTTCTGTACCATTCTATCGCCTCAAAGCAAGCACCCTTCTGCCACATTCGCCAGAAGAACTTTCCTGTCTCACGATAGCCCTTCGGACAGGTGCTTCGGTCTCTGTTCTGCAAAAGCCACTTGGCAAATGCTCTTCTGTTCTCTACAGCTGTCATATCCTTTTCGATGAAGAAACAAGGAATAAAGAGGAACGAATAAGCATCATTATTCTTTGGGTCCATTGCCAACTGGCACTTGTCGTAGAAGAAACCAGAGTTACCTCTACCGGTACTCTCGAATATCTCCACGTTGTCTTCCAATGGGTCAATACCACCGGATATAGAAGAAATTACACCCTCAGGATCGTGCTCTGGTGTTTTCTTCCAATAGGCCACCTCCGAATAGTGGGCACAGTGGAAGTTGCTACCACGCACAGAATCGAAGTTCTCGAAGGAGGCAACGGTAAGCGTACTTCGTCTGATTGCTTTCACACCATCCGTTACTTGGAAATCGTCAGGAGAATTTTCGTATGGCGAGAATTGGAGTTTTGCGCCCTGATGCCCAACGGTCCATCCCGGTTGCCGCTCCAAAGCTTTTCGGTACATCGCCTTAATCTTCTTGGCGGTATTCTTCTGCTGGGCAAGCACAATAGCATTCCAACCATCGCGCCTATAGTCCTGAATCCATTTGATGTAAAGCTGTGATAGGGTAGAGCCGCCCCACTGACGTGCTTTCAGAATAACCACGAACACCGGTTTGTGGGCATTCCGCAGGTCTTCCATAATCTTCAGTAGCTTTCTCTGAGGATAGTTCAGCTTGAAAGGAATCATCTTACCGGTCTTCTTATCCTCAATCTTATCGGTCACGTATAGGGCAAACTCGGGGTCTTCCATGAACCTCACCCTACAGATGGCAAAGGTAAGCATCTGGAAATGCTGGGCATCATCCTTCTGGTGCAACACATAGTTGATGTAGTCTTTCAGGCTGCCCATCTTTCTCAGACCTCTGAACAGAACAGATTTGGCGGTCTTCTTCGGAACCCACATCTTGGGAATGAAGAAATCGGATAGTTCTATCAGCACACGATGTTCAAAGTTATAGCAACCTTCGCCCGTCATAGGGTCGTAGGTGCCATAAATCTCATCGTATCGCTTCTGATTTTCCGCTACGAGATTATCTATTTCCTGTTCAGTTACTAGAGCCATCCGTTAAATCGTTTAGTTCTTCAAAATCTGCATCCTGTATCTCGGGTGCTTTGCTTATGTCCAATACGTCTGCCTCGTCTTCGTCCTCTACGGTAGTCATACCGAGTGCCATAAGCTGCTTGAAGTCTGCATCTATACCGTGGGTAACGCTTACTTCTGTCTGCTTTGGTATCATGTGCTTGGTAAGGTCTTTGTAGATGGTGACGTATGTCTTAGGATCATACTCTGCCAGTTGGTTCATACAATCCTCAAACTGTTCTTGGCTCCTTGCCAGCCAGTCACGTATATATTCCTTTTGGGCACTCTTTCTTGCAGGGAGAAGTTTCTTTACCTTCTCCTTCTTCTCTTTCTGTATCTCCCTTACAGACTTAAATCCATCCATTTCAAAATCTTCCATACGCTCGCTTTTTTATTATCCGAAGGGTTTCAGAGTATGAATCATGCTGCCCGGCTTGGTTGAGTTGGCGCAGTCTATGATGTCTATCTCCAGTTCGTCCAGTTGGTTCATCTGGTCTATCGTCAGAGGGTCCTTGCTTGTCAATGTGCGCATAAAGTATTCGTATAGCGCACCGGTCACGATATAGTCGTGTATCAGCTTGACGAGTGCATCATATTTTGTATCATCCCAGTAGTCGGGAAATTTCAGCCATATCTCCTTCTCATCCCATTCTCTCAGGGCATTATCCCTAACCCTTCCTTCTGGTTTCATTACATAGGCAGACAGATTTGCTTCCACCTTATTAATATACTTGTCAAACCAACGGTAAAAGAGCGGACGTTCCTGATCGTTCTCGCTTGTCGGAATGTCTTCACCTTGCGCATCCTTCATGTTCCGTCTTGCTCGTCCTACCATGTTGGTATTTGCATCTATATCATACCAGAGTTGTGTGGCATAGATAAAGATGTGCTTATCCCAATATCCGTGCCCTGCTCTTCGTGGCTTCGGCAAGAAAGGATTTGGCTCGGGCTTCCATCCTCTCTCTCGGATAAAATGTGTTGGGTGTAATGCATTAAACTCCATCTTATACCTCCTTTGCTACGGTTGCTTCTACTTCCACTTCCAGCTTGTCGCTGTGTCTGGAGAATAGAGTGATGATTGCTACACCTGTATTGATAGGCTTCAGCCAGAAAGCATGTGGCTCCTGACTTCTGTGTACTTCCAGTATACTAGGGTCGCTGCTTCTTGCCTCAATATCATCAATGGTTCCTTCGTCAATAGAGTAGGATAGGGTAACTTCCATATCGTCAATACGTATGGTTACTGCTCCGTCCTCTTCGCTTCCGTCCACCTTGGCGGTCAGATGTTGGGTGTAAGGAACTGTAGGAACTGCCGGACCGCTCAATACGAAACATCTTCTGATGCTCTGCTCGTCTAGTGCAAGTGTAGCCTGATATGGCTCTGCCTGTTTCAGATTGGTAGTCTTTAACCACCACTGATAAATCATGTAGTCCTCAACGTATTTTGCCACCAGTCGTGCCAGGGTATCGGTCAACGTTCCGTTACATCTTCGTGAGGCGTTCAGAACAAATTCTACTATATCATCATCTTTGTCGTTGTAGTAGATGATATTGTCTCCTACCGTTTGCGCAGTAGGAACGATATATTCTGCAAGAATGGTCTTTGTCATTTCTAAGGCAGTCTGAAAGTCGTGCGTAAGCGTTCTTTCATGTACCTCATCGTCACCTGCTGCCTCTTGGAAACCAGTCTTGATGTTTCTTTCGTCAGTAGAACTGTCTATCTTTGCTTTCAGGTAGGTTGTCGACTTTACTGCCTCAATCACTACCGATTTGATAATTTGAAATTTTATGATCATAACTTATCCTTGTTTAATGGTTTCTAACTGTGGCTCGTTCTCTATGGAACCAGTCATGTCTTTCAATGTCTTTACTGATGTAGGAGGTGGCATCTTGTCGAATACAAGCTGTATTGCTGCCTTCAAGTGCATATTCATTTCTTCTGAGTACACTTTTGCTTGCTCTGTACTACTCAAAGTTAGCACCATGTAGGCTGTGTACGCTCTTACATATCCCATAAAGCAACTTTCAAAAGCATTCTTGTGGCCTTCGTTCAGTCGGGTCACATTGAAAGTTACTGATGCAGGAAGTGAAGAGTCAAGATAGGTTTTTACTACTGGTGCCATTTCACCGGCAAAACTTCGAACCGCTGATTCGATGTATTGCCTTATCACCATTTTCTCTACAGATGATAGGGTCGTGCTTCCAAACAGAGAAACACCATCCTTGTCTTTCAGCCTCTTTGCGATAACTGAAACCTGCTTCGTCACATCACCTTCGATGGACTCCATGCTGATTGTTACTAATTTTGCTTCTTCTGCCATACCTTATGCTGCTCTGTTATATCCTAATGCACTCTGTGCCTGTGCTACCGCATTCTGGTCTGCACCCTGCACAATTCCGTTCTCTACCTGACCGCCGCCTTGCTGCTGAGCCATTGCCTGTTGCTGTTGATACATCTGTTCAAGCTGAGCCTGCTGCTCCTGTACGCTGGCAAGCAACTTGTCTGCAAATGGTGCGTTGAGGTTCTGCAGATACTGAATGATGTTGATGCCGCCCATATCAAGAAGCTTATCAAGCGTATCGTTCTGCATCGTGTTGAAGGCTGCTGTAGCTGCGGCATTCTTGATGCTGATCTTGAAGTGAATATCTCTTGCCGAAAGGCGGTCGTACTTGTAAACCGTATTGAAGTTCCGGTCGTAAACCCTTCTTCCGTCTTCGTAGTACTGTTGGATAGTCATGCACTTCTTGGTTGCCAGCTTCTCCGTAAACACGTCCATGTCGGCCAGTATAGTATATAGAGATGTGGTTGCATTCTGACTTTCCTGTGCATATCTGGCTGCCGATGTTCCTGCCGATGGGGTCTTACCCTGCAAAGCACCGCTCACGTTGGTAACCTCTCTAATCAGGTTCAGCTCTATCTGCAAGAGTTCATTCGTACCGATATTCACGGCATTCGATGTAATAATCTCCGGTTTCGCATTCGGTGTCTTTACCGATGGCTTATAGAATATCCATCCGTCATATTCTATCGCCTCTTCCATAAACTGCTCTGGCGTTCTGCCGTTAAGCACATTCGTAGGAATCATCTTGAATCCCTTGAAACTGCTTCTGATGGCCATGTCGTTCATCACAATCAGTCGGTTGATGTATCGCTGTTGGTCTATAATGTTGGCAAGGAATGGGTGAATCTCTCCGTTGATATACGGATAGAGTTTCATCGTAAATGGATGGCTCTTATAATCGTATGGAGTTTCGCCCTGGCAGAGGATAGTTCCGTCTGGCGCCATATAGGTATAATACCAGTACTTATCTGCAATCTCTTCGCTAGTGATGTACGCTCTGTCTTCTTCCGCTATACCCATTTCGTCATACTGCTGCTTGCGCTTCATGTTGTCGTTGCGCAGCTTCTGTATCATCGCAGTATCATCCAAGTCTATACGGAAGTAAGCACCGGTTCCTGTGGTAGCAATCGGGTCAAAGCATTGCAGTCTTGGCTTGGTTTCCGTGGTCCATACCTCAATCACTCTAGAGTAATGTCTTCCCTTGTTGCTGTGGTCGAAACAGAGATTCTCCAACGCCTTCTCTTCGTTAAACTCATAGCCGTAGCTGTTATCGTCCGAAGGATAAACATCAAAGATTGCATTCAGATCATCTTCTGTAAGCCCATATTCCTTTTTGGCAAACTTCTGATACAAGTCTTCTCGGCTCACGTCATGCAGTACACCGATAAGACTCACGTCGTTGTGTCGTGGGTCGCTTCCGCATTCAAAAAACATGTGGTCTGGTTCCATCGCGTCTGTCCATGAGTCTGGCATTTCAAGTTCCTTCGCCTCCCAACTCTCTCTGACAAACATCTGACCGCCCATCAGGTAGTCTTTAATGGCGTGGTTCAGCACATCTTGCATGTACGTTGTCTGCCAGTTGCATTGCATCGTAGCACTCATCATGTCGCTCAGTTGTCGGGAGTCGCTATCTCTTGCAAAGCAGACCGGTTCCGTTCCCTGCTTGGCATAAAGACCGGCAATAGATTCCAGAATGCTCACCATGATGTTGTTGCTCATAGGTGTCTGGTTGCGCTTCTCCATATAGGTGCGCTCCGTCATTTCCTCCCAGTAACCGTGATGGTACACTCTGATGGTGTCGCTCCATTGGTCGCCCATACAGTAGCGCATCGTTCTCGCCCTCGTTTCTCGCACACCGCTCAGGTTGTTCCAAGCATTTCTGCATCGGCTGAGTAACTCCTCGTCCTTGCCGTGTTCTTGTCTTCGCTTGCGAGCCTTAACCGAGTCATACTTGTTATGTTGAGGCATCACTTTGCTAAGTGTCAGTATTCTTGCCTTTACCATTTTCTTATACATTATTAATTATAGGCGCAAAAATAGGCAAAAACATGGTCTTCTTTGCCGTGTTCCAACCAATCACCAAGCGCAAGGTTGGAGCACGGCAAAACTTCTTCAAATTATTTGCATTTTTGCCGAAAAGTTTCAAACAGTATAGAGATATGATAAAAGAAGAATTAGCACAGATGAATGAGGAAGGTGGAACACAACAGGCTCCACCTGCTGAGGCTGCTACAGATGAAGCTCCTGTAGAGGACCGCCCTAATCGCAAGGCTTTCTCTGACCGGTTCAAGAAACGCCATGCTGACATCGACTTCGAAGACAAGGAATCTCGTTATGCGGCAATGAATGATGATGCTGATTTGCTCGAACGATACGAGGAAAGCGGCAAGGCGTTGTCTAAGGTGTTTGATAAGCACAAGTGGCTTGCTGCTCTGGCGATGGACATGGAAAAGAATCCGGATGATAATCCGTTTGATGCGATGGCTCGCTTGGGTATTGACGTGAAGACCTTGTTTGATGATCCCGAAGGCGGCAAGAAACTCGCTGAGATTCTCGCCAAGCACAACGAGGACGTGGCTGAACAGAACGCCGCTGCCGATAGAAATTTTGCAAATATGCAAAAGTCTTATGAACGCTTAATGAATCTCTACCCTGATGAGGTGAATGATATGTGGTCCCAGATTTACGAGATTCACGACAAGGTAGAGAGTGGCGATATTTCAGATGATATTTGGAAGATGCTCCACAATGCCAACAACTACGATTCCGACATCAGTTCGGCGCGCGACGAGGCGGCTATGCAAGCCCGAAACGAGAAGATTCAGAATAAGGTTCGCTCTTCCGCAAACGAGGGTATTCCTCCTTCTCTTTCTAGTTCGGGTGCAGGAAACAAACCAGCTAAAAAGAAGAATGAGCCGAAGAGCGGATTCTTCGAAGGTCTCACTTATTAATATTAATCCATAAATATATGTATAAAATGAAGAAAGATTGTTTAAAGAATTTTATGAGCGGTCAGTTCATCATGAAGATGATTCTGATGCTTCTTGCCGTGGTTACTGGCGGCGGCGTTCTCGCTATGGCTGATACCGCAGAGCCAACTACTCAGATTGGCGATGAGGGTCACGAACCTTCAACCAAGGCTGATGCGGCAACTGAGCCTGTTGATCCTGATAAGTCAGACCGGTTGGCTCCAGGCGGTAAGGTAGAAGGTCAGGACTTGACCGGCACGCAGGCTTCTGCAACCCAGATTCGCAAGGGTGGTCTTGCCGAGGAGGATTGGGATAGTGAGGTAGAGAAATATCGCCCTTTCCGTACTCCTTTGCTCCAGATTATCCGTAAGATTACCAAGAGTGTGCCTTGTAACGGCTACGAGAAAAAGCATACCCGTGTCGGTGGTGATACCCTCGATGGTGTTGTTACTACTGCTATTGAAAAGGTTGAAGCTGGCGGCACTATCAAGCTTACCAAGGCTAATTTCTCGGGTTCTCTGCTTCCTCTCTACAAGGGTAGTACAGTTATCGTTCCTTCTGTTGCCGGTTATGAGCGTGGCTCTAAGACCAAGGTTAGCGGTCGCTTGAATCTCTTGGTTGTTGAGAAGACAAAGGACGAGGTTACTTTGCAGGCACTTAATGGTCCGGCTGAGACCGAAGGCACTATTGGTGAAACCCTCGACTCTATGGGCTGCCCAGCTATCCCAGCTAATAGCCGCATCCTCTGTGCTTCCACCATTCTCTCCGAGAGCCAGATGAACGTTCCACCTGAGAACTACCAGCCTCGCTCAGAGGAGGTTTATTTGCAGAAGCGTGCATTCTCTATCATCTTCACCGAGGAGTTCGAGAAGATCAAGAAGAAGGCGCCTCATACCGTTGCCGATATGAAGGAAGACGCCCTCACCAAGTTCTTGCTTCGTCAGGAGCGCAGTTACCTCTATGGTACTAAGTTGAAGTTCCTCATGGAGACAAAGGACGGTGCTCAGGAGTACGCTTACTCTGCTGAGGGTATCATCAACCAGCTTACCAACTCTTACGGTATTGGCGACACCTATACCTTCGCTGACCTTATCGCTATCGCTAAGCTCATGTTCACTGACTTCGCTGAGTCTGATGAAATGTATCTCTTCTGTGGTAAGAACGCTATCGAGCGACTCATGAAGATTGAGCTTCCTAAGGGTCGCGATGTCATGTTCTCTACAGTTAAGGAGTTCGACATCACCTTCAACCAGTTCAAGTGTAGCTATGGTACTCTCAACTTCGCTTGGGATAGCACGCTCGACTACATGGATTTGGAAGACTGCATGATTGGTGCTGACTTCAAGGGTGCTCGTCACTACGTCAAGGAGAAGAGCAAGGAGCGCACCAACGACTTGTCAAAGGATGCTTACGATCCTCGTCTGGCTAAGCGTTACATGCACTGGGAGGCTGATTGCGTTGCTCTCCGTGGTTACAACAGTATTCTTGTTGGTCCAGAGAATAAGATTTCTACGCTTGGCGCATCGGGTGTTATCAACAACATTATCTCCATGAGCAAGTTGCCAGAGACTCCTCGCGATGGTATGATTGTCGCTTTGACAGCCGATTACGAGGCTCCAAATGCTGATAGTGGTACAACCAAGTACGAGAAGGAAAATGTTTATATCTACAAGGGCGGTAAATGGGAACTCTTCTCAGGTCAGCTTATTGCAGCCTAGTGTAATACACCGAATAACAAGTGACTGGCTTCGTGCCGGTCACCTGTTGTTCTAAATTAATAATTAGCAAATATGATTAAGGTATATAGATATAATGCAAATAGAAACTCTGTAAGCCATATTCTTCAAGGCAAGAATGGCGTAACAGTTCGCTACAACTTTGAGCGTGGTAATGTGATTACCAAGCAGAAGCCGGAAATTATCTTGAAGAATGAGTACGCTCAGAATTTGCTTGAAAGCAGCGATCTCTTCAAACAGGGTCTCGTTAAGCTCATCCGTTCAGAGGAAACTCTGGAGGATAAGTTAAAGAAGGCTGCAGAACTGAAAGAGAAATCTTCCGAAGAAACTAAAAAGGGACCTATTGAGGTTGCTTCTGTCGTTTCTGATGAAGACTTGATTGCTTTTGTCAATGAGGAAGACAAGCGTGAGGGTTCCCGACAGTTCAAGACTTTAGCTAGTGCTTTGGAATGGGCAACAAAACACAACTTTGTTTGCCCAAATCACAAGCCATAATATTTAATAAGGTGTAA